GCACGCACTGTTTCGTATAGGCCAACAAACAACTCACTAACACCACGCGTATAATACGCTGCTAGTTCCTCGCCTATGAATGACAATATCGGGTGTGAACGACAAACACATAGTCTCTCATGCAATTTTGCTAACAATGGGGTGATCGCATATTTGTCAACATACATCGTGGCGCGGTACAGCGGTTTGGCAATTGCCAAATCTAACACGGTCGCCACAATATCTATTGACTTGCGCACTACTATATTGGTCACCTTACTTACATGTCGTAAGACAGGCAGCAAAGGTTTATAGTAGTATAATACCATAAGCGCCGACCCTATCATAATGAAATACGGCAAATAACCCAAAATCAATTTATGAAAATGGTCGGGTGGTAACGCCCCCAGAAACTGTGTGCGGCCCAGATTACGTCTCAACGTATCAGAACATCGGAACATCTGGGCAATTGCGTTGTTATTGGTACGCATACAGACTGCCGTCCCAATTGCTTGTAATTGATCAAAAGTCAAATCGCCACGCGCCAACAAACCCATATTATAGAACATTTTACTGGTTGTAAATTGACCAGTCGACATCCTCTTGAGTAGGTTAGTGTATGGTTCCAATGGGACAAGCGTCGCCTTGTACTTAGGTGTAAATACATAATCAATTAGTTTTTGGCAATATAAGCTGGTGGTGCATGCAGTTGGCAGGTAATCCACCCGCCAGTCATCATAGACTTGATACTGCATGTGTATATAACCCGGGATAACAGCTTCTACACGCGGCACATCTTCTTGTGTCATGCCGTATTGCACAACTGCCATCATGACTTGTGGAATCAACAATTTGACATTGGGCAACAAACACCATCTTTGTCTAGCTAATGCGATTGTACGCGGCCCGAACACAAGGTTCAAACCTTCGGTTGTTGTCCACACTGTGTCACGATGTCGATATGTATTGCCACCTAACATACATTCCAACCACTTGTTTTGCCTGCGAACTGTCATTTCACCAAATTGTAAGTCAACGCCTTCTTCTGGCTTGAAATGAAACAAGTGGTGCACTGATAAAACCATATTACTGACCCGCAACATGATATACAAATCAATCGGAGTCAAGTAATAGATTGAGTGGCACAACAGGAAATTCAAATCGTTGTCTTCTTGCTGTAAGATATGCGCATATGTATGCAACCAGTCTTCAATCGTGCCGTCAAAAACACTGACTGCATCCATCGGTTTCGGTGCCAACTTAACATCAACACTTAACATATTCGGGTTAACAACGTCTATTTTTATCTCGTTGTACCCATCGCACGCGTCTTGCCACTCAGCTAAACGCCCAACTCGCTTGGCTGTCGCAAACGTCATATTGTTATAAAACATTTCATCAATAGCACGAGCCATGACGTTGGCGTTGACAACGTCACCCCCGACCAAAACTATATGACATTTGCGTCGCCCTGTCGACAAATGTGCTCTTGTCATATAGTTAAACGCATAACTATATAACAACGAGCGTGCGACTGCGAGCTTCGGATGTGAATAAATTCGACGGGCCCGGCACAAGTAGGGCCCTTTCAACACCTCCCAATCCTCGAATAACTTTGGGTCAACATGGCACCCCGGATCTAATGGCACTGAGCCATCGAAATTAATGATTTTGGTGGTGTATTTTCGATTTTGCACTACTCTGTGCTCACTGACTGCTGCGGTCACTGAAGACCCTACAACAGGTCGCTGGGACGAACCCGCTCCAGCCGCCTCAGAGATGGACTCCGATGCAGCCTCAGTTTTTTCCTCAATGCACGACTTGTCATTCACCCCGAAATCGTTTTCGAGGGAATCTTCGCCGCCGGACACGAGGTTGCGCACAGTGTCGGCCAATGCTTCGCGCGGCAATTGGTCGAGTTGAGAGAGGTCACCGCCTACGGAATGATCTAACTGCCTCTCCCGCCAGCGCTTCTTTCTCACCTTGCTCCCAGGTTTTGCGCCGCGATGCAACTTATTCAATCCG